CACGTTAAGCCGGTGCACAGTCTCCCAGAACCGTTCGCGCAATTCCGCGTCTACCAATTCCGGCAAACGATCCACGCCCCATTTCCGCTCCATTTCCGACGCCACTTTGTCATAGTCCACAATCGCGCTTTGCACCTTCGCATATTGCCGCGAGTAACTCGCCGTCATTTCACGCGAAATGCCACGATCCGGCACGGGATGTTTTTTGTGACGCGTTGAGCGTGTTTTTTTCGTCATGTTTTTAACCTCATAACAAAAACGATTTCGGGGCATGTCCTGTCCCATGTCCCCCCCTAAAGGGGGGGGGACATGCGGACACGTCCCATTTCATGCCGAAACATGACAGGACGCAACAGGACATTATGGTTTTAACCCTTTGAAATCATTATATGTCCGCCATGTCCTGTCATGGGACATGCTAAACAGGACGCGTCCGCTTCGCGTCCCATTAGAATTGTTCTAAAAACGCAACTTATAAGCATTTTTGCCGCCCCCTTTCCTCAACCGCCAGTATCTCCCGCACTAACATGCAAAACGCCTCAAAATCGCATTCACAATGATAGTCCCACTCATACGCTCCAACCCCTTCCGCCAACATTATATACGCCGCGAAGGGTATCCTCACAATGACCGGCCCGCGATCAAACCGGCACACAAGCGCGGGCATAGCATCCGCTTTACGCGCCGCGTCGCATGCCTGCCGCCACCATTCGGGGCGGATCGGGCCTTTCGCGTAGCGCTTGCACTCGATCACGAAAGGGAAAGGCTCACCGTCTACGCGCACTAGGTCGCCGCGTCCGCGTTCCTGATACTGTATGAGGTCGCGCCGGAACGCGATCCCCAGCTCCGCGTCTAACTGCCGCGCAATATCACGCTCAAACGCCGCGCCCTTCTGCCTGCCGCCGCCTTGCTTCATGCGCCAGCTTCCCGCGCGGCGCGTATCATGCGTTCCAGATCACTCTCCGCCATCACCGCCCGCTTCGCCAATGCGTCCGCAAGGATTTCGTCCGCCAGGGCGGACATACTACGATGTGCCGAACGCGTCACCGCGTCGCGCAACGCTTCATGTGTCGCGTCGGAGAGCCTTAAACATACGGGCCGAACGCCCTTATTTTCCGCCATTTTTTACCGCCTTTAATTTTTTTTACAAAAAGCCCTTGAAATAGATGATATCATTGTTATATCACTGTGCAAGCGTAATGAAGCAAACCACAACCAAGGAGACCACGAAATGACGACACATGTTTATAAATCCGGCACTAATCGCGGCAACCGGCGCATATGGATCGAAGGGCAGCGCCTTGTTGCGCTCGGTGTTTCTCGCGGCCTCAAATTCAGGCGAGAAATGAACGCCGACACAATGGACCTTATTATTGGCGGAGAGGGTCAGCATACGGTCGCCGGTACACCGGAGCGCCCCATAATTGATCTCAACGGTAAATATCTAAATGAGTTTTTTGGCGATGCCGGACGCTTTGCCGCGACGTTTCACGCGGCGGAAAACAATCAACCGCCGCGCATTTCCATCGTTACTGTATAAAAACCAACCAACCAAGGAGAAACCACGAAATGACTATCAACGATTACACCCTTAACGAATACGCCGCCGACATTGCCGACGAAATTCTGCGCGAATGCGACGGCGACCGCGAAACTGCGCACGACATGGGGTACGAATATGCTGACGGCAGCGAATGGGCGATCTACTACCATAAGGCGCATGAACTTTGCCAGAATTGCAACACCGACAACGGCGAACAATTCTATGATGACTGCGGCCCGTGGGAAGACGTTACTTATGACAAGATAGCCACCATCATTGCATATGGCGAACTACGCGCCCGGATCGAACAAGCAATCGACGCAAAGATCGACGAAGCGGAGGCCGCGTAATGATTAAAGACGGTATTCTGTTATTCGCCGCCATATTCGGCACGATGCTAATGGCTGAGGCGCTCATGCGCCTTGGCGCTTAACCAACCAACCAACCACAGGAGAAAACACGAAATGAAACTAGACACAACCACGCTCGAAACATTACGCCCTGAAGGCTACCATCGCCCGGTTCACATAACAGCCGAATACATGGGTTCGCGTTATCTGATAACCCACACGACGGGCTGGGTTGAGGCGGAGAATGTCGCTTGTGATTACGCCCGCGAATTTGATGGCGCGGAGTTTTTTACTGGCGATGTTTACGGCTCGCAATCAATAAACGGCAAGGCGCGGGATTTCCGCCGCGCATATAATGGAAAGGCGGCCTCACAATGATCGCGCCATACACAAACGACCGCCGCGTAACGGGGCAGGGCTTGGTGCGCGGATGTTTTGAGGTTTCCGAAACGTCCGTATTTTTCGAATGGGCGGACCGCGCAGACGCGCACTATTGGCCGGGCGCGGACGCGATAGAATGGCCGCACGTCATATTCACGGCGGACGGCACGCGCGTTTGCAAAGTCATGAAGACGCGCGTTTGCGTCGCGACAGGTGAAGCGCCAAACGGCGCGCCCGTGGCGGAAATCTGGCGCATAAAGGCGCGGCGCGAATATGGCGTCGCACAATGGGAGGCCTCACAATGATCGCCCTTAGAACACCCGTAACGGTTCGCGTGATAGACGCGGACCGTCCGCGCATAATATGGGCGTCGGGCATGATCGTCGGGCGCTCTTACACATGCCCGCCCGTTTATGATGTGCGCCGTAACGATACTGGCGACACGTTGCAAAATATAAGCGCGGAATATGTTGAGGTTTCACCATGACCGCGCCGCAATATGTCGCTTATTACCGCGTGAGTACACAACGCCAAGGCCGTTCTGGTCTAGGCCTAGACGCGCAACGCGCCGCCGCTGAACCGTGGCGCGGCGAGATCGTCGCAGAGTTCACGGAAATAGAAAGCGGAAAGAAAAGCGACCGCCCGGAACTGGCGCGCGCCCTTGCCGCGTGTCGGGAAAAGGGCGCAACGCTGTTGATCGCGAAGCTGGATCGCTTGGCGCGCAACCTTCATTTCGTTTCGGGCCTGTTGGAAAGTAACGTCCCTATTATGGCGGCGGATATGCCAGAAGCGGACCGGACATTTCTGCAAATGGCGGCGGTGTTTGCCGAATGGGAAGGCCGCAAAATCAGCGAGCGCACTCGCGCCGCCCTTGCTGCCGCGAAGGCGCGTGGCGTTATGCTTGGTTGTCCGTGCCCGGAAAAGGGCGGCGCGGCGACTAAACGAAAGCGCCTTGCCGCGTCCGCGCGTGTGGCGGAAGGGGCGTTAGCGGTCGCGCGTCCGCTACTGGACAGGGGCGCAAGTCTGCGCGAAATTGCCGCCGCCCTGAACGGGTCTGGAATTTCAAGTGCAATGGGCAAGCGCTGGCATCCCGCCAGCGTATCCCGATTAATCGAAAATCACGGAGGATAATATGGTTGGAAAATTAACACCGGACGACATCATCAGCGCGAGCGTTGTGCCTGCGCTGCTCGGCTATAGTAAGTATATGACGCGTAATCAGTTGCTTGAACGCTGCATAGCGGCGGCGGAAGGTACGTTCGTCGATACCTTCACGGGCAATGAAGCGACGTTTTGGGGCAATGAACTCGAACCCGTGATATTGAAAGTCGCGGCGGAGCGTTTGGGGTTGCAAAATTTCCGCGACGATTTTCCTGCGGCGTATTCTCATCCGACGCTTCGCATGGCCTGTAGTTTAGACGGGTTGGGAGAAGGGCGAGGTACGATCAGCACTGACGAGGACAGGGGCATATTCCTGATGAACGCTGACACGATAGACCTGACCGGGCCTGTGATTGTGGAGAGCAAAGCTACACGCTCGCACTCTGAATCCAGGCCACCGTATGATCGCGGTCCATTACAGTTGCAGGCGCAGATGATGTGTACAGGCCACAAGGCCGGAGCCATTGCGACGTTGTATCAGGGTTTGGACTTGCGCTTGTTTGTGTATGCTGCTGACCCGGACATACAAAGCCAAATAGCAGAAGCGGTTGTGGATTTCGAGCGCCGCAAGGCGGATGTCGATTTCTATCCTGTGGAATCCAGCGACGACGCCGCGTCTGCGTACAGCACGGTCGATAACGACGCGCCTGAACTTGATCTGTCACGAGATGAAGACGTGGCGGACGCATTGCGTGAGCTTGTTGAAGCAAGGGCGGACAAGGGCGCAAGTGAAGCGCGTATTGACGCGGCACAGGCAACAATCATGGAATATATGGGCGCTCATCCGAAGGCGAAAGGGTTGGTAGGCAATCGCTCATATCAAGTCACTCGCCCAATGCGTAGTTATAACGCAAAGCCTGAGAGAATAGTGCCCCCAAAGGACGCATATACTGTTCGCCAAAAGACTTTGACGATCAAGGAGATATAAATTTAATCGTCACTCCTTGGCTCCTTTAGCCTAGTCTGTTAATGACCCCATTGACTATAGGAAGACGATTCGGTAGGATTTTGTGTCGAAATCACTTTCTATCCAGCGTGTGAGGTCAAATGCCACGCTGGTTACGACATCAGGCCACGGCTCGAACCCGTGGCCTTCGTCGTTTAGATCAACTATTCAACCTCAACCAGCTTGTATCTCTTGCCATTCCTTTCACAGTTTCGGGACGATTACAACGGCTCGCGTTTCAGCATCGACATAAGCGATTCTAACGTCCAGCCGTTTCTGGACATCAGACCGTGGGCGATAAATTCGCGTGGCTTTTTTGCGACCCGGATTGATCCGTTTTTTGTCCGACTTTGAGTCGAGCAAAATAATATTGCCAGCCTCATTTACGCAGATCAAATCGGCTGGTCCCTGGTGGGCCAAAGGTCGATAAACAAAATAGCCAAGGCGCAGCATATACTCGGTTAAAATTGCCTCGCAGACCTGGCCTAGTTGTTGACGGCTATCCGGCAAGCGCGGCCATACGTCGTGATAGTCGTTGCGCCCGTTCTGGCGTCTGCTCTGCCCAGCGACTGTCGAGCATCTCCTGGCTAACACCGTCCCAGAACCTCTTTTTCACCAGGTCATGCGTGTTATGAAACTTCATAAAGCGTCCAAGGCCAAGTTGAAAACACATATTCGCAAGTATTTTCTGAACCTCATCCGGTAGATCATCAAAGTCATCATGAACAATTTTGCAATCGGCGATGGTGCGCTTGATATCTTTGTCGAAAAGTTCGTTCACGCGCTCAACAGACACAGGAGTTCCGACAGCCAGGTCGTATTCGGGGTCCACTCCAGCGATGCACAAATGTCCGATCCCCAGCGTTTTATAGCCTATGTGGTCCCGGTATATTTCGTACTTCACACCTTCGTCGGCAGCAATTTCTTCGCGTAATTCATCTAAGTTCATTTGCGAACCGCCTTCGTAATTCCACCGATGAGAGCCGGTACGCTGTTTTTAAGAACAGAAATTCCCCAAATACCCCCGACCATGCTCAAGACGATTTGAATGTACCATTGCGGCATAACCGTTAGCGCTACTTGGAAATACGCCTGCACTGCAACCGGATCGAATGCGGCCCAAACCAAAGGAAAGACAAAGATGCAGAAGCTGATGCGGCGCAGCCATTTGTCTTTGTCGGTGAGGTTAGCCATCTCCCATTCGTGATTATTGCTGTTAGTGTCGAGGAGGAGACGAGCTTTGTTTTGCTTCTCCGCCTTCTTCATCTCTTGCTCTGACATCACATAATCCTTGACGCCATTAACGATAGGCCCAAGGATGCCGCTGAATAAACCCATCATTATTTGCACCTCGCCAATAAAATAATTGTGATTGTAATCAAGACGAGCATCGCCAACTCGCCGGGCGTGAACGCGACTGGTGGCATCATCATTTTTTCACCTGTGCGAATGAAGTTGCCCCGAAGTAGACCGCCACCAGTCCCGACAGCCCGTAGAAAATGGGGCCGATGGGCGTGTTGGTGTAGGCGGCTGGGTTGAACAAGACGCAGAAAACGGTGACTGCCATCAGCGCGAGTGCCGCCCAGCACATTAAACGGCGGTTGATTTGGTACGCTTTTTTGTCGGGTATGTTGTCTTCTGCCATGATTATTTTCCTTTCAACAGCGGGTTATCGAGGGCGCGTTGAAGCCGCTTATTCAAGGTTGCTTCAAGCGCGTCTAGCTTTCCATCTACGCTGGAAATTTTTGCATCAAAGCGCTGGCTCGCGCTGGACGTGATACCGCGCAGGTTTCTTTCAGCTTGCCGCATTGCAGCGCGAGTATCGGAGTCTGCTTGGCGGGACCGGCGGTCCACAGCCCCGACGCTTTTGTATAGTTTTGCAGCATCGCTTCGCTGGTCATCTCGAAGATCGCGAGCAAGCTGCTGTATCTCGCCAACGCGCAAACGGACCGACGCCATCTCTTTTCTGACAGCATCAACGGTCTCGTTCTGCACTGCCAATTCCTGCCGGATGCCCGATAGATCAGGGGCAGAATAACTAGCGATCTTTGCCTTCATCGACTCGTAGTCTTTGTAAATTTCAAACGCGCCGTAGAGCCCCCCGACGAGCGTAGACAGGGCCATAACGACGGCGACCATCTTGCCGCCCTTAAATTTTACACCGCCAAATTCGACTTCAGCCATCAGCGTTTCCAGTCGAGTTGCACGAGCGCATCCATCGCCCCGTTTGAGCTACCGAATAGCGTGTAATTTTGCATTGGGTTAGCCAGACTGCG